GTGAGGCTATTGAAATGTACCATAACATTCAAAATTATGAATTTGGTTTTTTGGATAGAACAGACTTCATTACCCATACCATTGCAATTAAAGACAAATATAAGTAGGCATATAACTAACAACAACGGATATGAATAACAAAACAAAACAGCAATGCAAGCAATAACTGTCACTTATACTTTGGTTTGGGTCTTGGACTTTGCAGACGAGTATGGATTTACTCGGTGTGGAAAATGCTTTAATAGAAAACGTGGCAAAGAATTAAAACAAGTGCTGCAGGGTGGATCTATAGGCTATAACATTAGAAGCAAATTTTATACCCTCACCCGATTAAAAAAGCATTTGATCAAACTAGATACAGTACTTAATCCTTTTTAAATAAAAATCATGAACAAAAAACAAAGACTTAAAAATCATAAAATATTTGTTTTAGCAACAATGCTGGCAGACGAACTTGAAACAGAAACACAATCTGGAGAGGCTAAGCAGATACATGAGTTAAGCAGAAAATTACAACACCTACTAGATCCTGTGGTGGATAAAGTATTTAACGCATCCAAGCTGGTTAATAAAACAACATACATCCAGGACATGCAAAATAAACTAGACACCATTATCCGGAAGAACTATCAGATGGATACGGCTTAAATAATGAAAAAAAATAAATACTACTCACTATTCAACATACACTTCACAAAGTGAACATTGTTGGAGTACTTAAAGGCATCATGCTATTAGTTTTGAAACAGATAAGTACACTATGTCTGTTTTTGAAAATGCATTAAGATCTGTTGTAAGCACTCCAACCCTACTGGGTGCCTATCCATCTTTTGGGTACGCTAACCTTACGCAGTCGGCAAAGAAAGTCAATGTAAGAAGTTCACTGACGATTTCTGCATTTTACTCTGGTGTAGATAAGATTGCCAACTCTATTGCAATCCTTCCACATTCGGTAGTACAAAAAACAGAAGACACTATCGAGGTTCTGGACAGTCATGCGGTGCATGGACTGTTGAACAAAAAGGCTAACTACTACCAGACTCCTTTCAATTTTAAACATTTGATCGCATCTACGGTCCTGCTAAGAGGTAACTACTTTGCAGGCATTATTCGTGATGACAACGGCAAACTTATAGGTTTAGACTTTTGGAACCATAACCTGGTCACGGTAATTGATTATAACGATGAGTTGTTTTATTTATACAAAGAAAATACTTACAAATCACATGAAGTATTACATGTACCTGGCTTTTCTTTTGATGGAAAACTAGGCAAATCGATTCTAGAATTTGCAGCGGATAATATGGGTACTACCCTTAATGCGCAAAAATTTGGATCATCTTCATTGGAAGATCAGGGATTGACGTATGGTGTGATCGAAACTGAAAAGAAACTAGATTCTAAAGCTAAAGATGCTATCGGTTCTGCGTTTGAAAAACGAATGACCACAATGAACAAACATCGGGCAGCGGTTCTAGATGAAACGATGAAGTATAAGAAAATAGGACTCAATCCTGAAGAATCAAAATTTATTGAAACCTATGCCAACGGTATCGAAGACATTGCTAGATGGTTGCACGTGCCAAATCATAAGTTAAATATAAAGGGTGAGGGTGGTTACAATTCATTAATTCAAATGGAGCAGGAATATCTGCAAACTGCTGTAAAACCTCTGGCTCAAAAGATCAAAGAAGAATTTGATGCAAAGCTGTTTACAGATAATGAGAAAAATCAAAACATCAGTATAGATCAAAACTTTAAGATCTTACTGCAAGTCGATCCAAAAAGCAGAGCAGAATACTACAAGTCTATGGTATTCCTAAAAGCAATGACTCCCAACGAAATAAGAAAATTGGAAAGCATGAATCCTTATGATGATGGCGATCAGTTCCTACAAATGTCTAACCTCTTAAATGAGCAACAACTTAAAAAACTTGTGCAAGATGAAAATCCAGAATAAAATACAAACACGAAATGCACAGGTACGTGCAGAAAGTGTAAACGAAGCAGAAAGAACTGCAGAGTTCATCATATCCACAGAAGCGGTGGACACTTACAAAACGGTATTTAAAGCCGATGGCTGGATGATGGACCGTTACGAGACCAATCCTATTGTATGCTACAATCACAACCATACGGATGCAGATCACGTCATAGGTACATCAGAAGTGTTTGTGGAAGATGGAATGCTAATCGGTCGAGTAAGATTTGAAGCTGCAGAAAACAATCCTTTGGCAGAAAAGATTTTTAATAAAGTCAAAAACGAAATCATTCGTGGGGCTTCTATTTCTGCTGAAATATTAGATGGGCGTTACGGTCTGGAAGAACTGGATGAAGATCCAGATGTGTTGTATTTCACGCAACAACGATTAATGGAATGGTCTGTAGTGGCCCTTAATTCCAATCCAGATGCATTAGCAAGAAACCATAATAATCTGGAAGAGATCCAGAAAGCATATAAAACCAATACATCAGATCGGTCTGAAGATGAAGACCAGGATGATAACCAAGAAAGAGCGTCAAAGTTTGATGTTTTTGAAGCTCAATTATTAATCAATAAAAATCAGAGTTATGTCTAAGATTGCAGAGTTGCAACAGGAAAGAGCTTCAAAACTTGAAGCTCAAAACAACCTAGCAGAGTCTAGAAAAGAAGGTGATGGAAAATTCACTGAAAAACAAAGAAGCGAGTTCTTTGATCTTCAAAAAAGAATTGAATCTCTCGATTCTGAAATTGAAGAAGAACGTCAAGTTGAAGCCTTTGAAAAAAGAGCTGCACAAGCCAAAGGTGAACGCAAAGGCGGTAAAGCTGAAAAAGGTGAAGAAGCTGAAAAGCGTTCTATCATCGAGCGTGCATCGATCACAAAAGCCTTTAGGACTAGGGGACCTTTGGATGGTGCAGAAAAAGAATTGAATGAAATTGGAATTGAGGCCAATCGTGCTGCAGGTGTAGAAACACCAGACGATTCTAAAATTACTATTCCTATGAGTGCCTTAAGAGCACAGTCTGTAACTGGTGACTCTGGTGCCAAAGGTGGTGAATTGGTAGTAAAAGATACACCAAGAGTGCAGATGCCGTTTCAACCAGCAACATTCTTAGAGTCTCTTGGGGCCACAAGATTGAGCAACCTTACTGGTGGATCAATTCCATTACCAGTAGGACAAAAGTACACTATGCAGTGGTTAGCAGAGAATGCTGCCATTACACCACAAGACAAAAACTTTGAAGGACCAGAGTTAAGTCCAGAAAGACTTGGTGGTGCAGTGGACATCTCTAGACGTTTAATCTTGCAATCCTCTCCAGATGTAGAAAGCTTGGTAAGACAAATGATCTTAAGAGCTTACGACACTTCATTGAATAGTGCAGCTATTAATGGTCCTGGTACCAACAATGAGCCAGAAGGTATTTTGAACAAGACCGGGGTGAAAACTTCTAGTGTAACAACAGCAGAAGCTGCAGTTTGGGAACACGTCACTGAGCTTATGGGATTGGTAGATGCAGAAGATGCAACAGAGCTGTCTAGAGCTTACCTTATGTCTCCACAGTTAAGAGCTGCGTATATGAGTACAAAGAAAGATGCTGGATCTGGACGTTTTGTAATGGAAAGTAGAAATGAGCTTAACGGTTCTAATGCTTCTGCCACATCACTTGTGCCTGTACTATCTGGAAATGAATCCTTAATTTACGGTGACTTCTCTAAGTTGTTCATCGGTGAGTGGGGCGCAGTGTCCTTGCTGGAAGATCCGTACTCTGCATCATTGAGCAATGCCATAAGATTGGTGATTAACGCTCACGCAGGTGTAGAAATTGCACAGCCAAATGCTTTCGCTAAGAATAGCTTTATAACTATATAAACCTTCATTATGCTGACTGGGCTAGCAATAGCCCTTTCAGCGTAATTATTAAAATAAAAGTCATGTCAGAAGATAAAAACAAAGACATTAAAGATGTAGATGTAAACACACAGTCGACCGGAGAAGCTAAAAAAGCTGAAGACCAAAAAAAGTCTAAGGCTAATAAAAAAACTTCTAAAAAGGAAAGTAAAGTCAAAGTAAAAATAGACTGTGACAATGCTGCAGGAAAATACGGTCTGCCACAACACCGTGGAATGACTGTGATCTTGGATGAATCGCAGGCTAAAGAAATTGAAGACAACAAAGATGGTAGAATCATAAAGTAATACTTATGAACAGTTTCAGCTTAAAATATGGTAAACCTGAAGCTGGTGTCAATATAGTGACACTAGATCAGGCCAAAGCAAATTCAAAAATAGATTTTGATGATGAAGATGCATTGTTACAAATATTTCTGGATGCCACCACTGCTGAAATTGAAAACTATCTGGAATACCCGGTCCTGCAAAGAAGCGGTGCAAAAGTGATTGTAGAAGGATGGTTCTATAATTTTAAGGTACGTTTTCCTATAGGCAACATTGTAGAGCTTCAGTATGAAGACAATTTTGGAAACCTTAAAAACATAGACTCTGATGCTTACAATTATGAAAGCGAGATTCTGTACATGGATATGGAACAACCCGACGATTTCGGGAATCGCATCTTCATTACTGCAGATTTGGGTTACACTACTGCAGATGTGCCAGAAGATATAAAAAGAGCCTGTTTACTCTTGTTTGCTCACAACGACACTTACAGAGAAAATATGCCGATTAAAAACAACCAGGCAGCACATAATGTGCTAAGACCCTACAGAAGAACTTACTAGATGCAAACCTCAGGCTACATACATCCCGGACAGTTAAACAGGAAGGTGAAGTTGTATAAAAACACAACTGTAAAGACCGACTCAGGTGAAGCTGAACATACCGAAACATTGGTAAAGGAAGTCATGTATGCTAAAAGAGATGAGTTTCAGGGAAGTGAAGATGATTCTGATGGCAGAGTAATAGGTCTGGGTGTGGTGGCTTACACAGTAAGATTCACCACAGATGTTTTTACCAATGGGCAGCAGTATTTTGTAAGAGACTTTGATGGAGACTACCAGATCAATTCTGTAGAACTCGCAGGCCAGCAAAGAAACCGATTTTTGAAACTTAAATGTGCCAGACGTGGAAACTAAGATTGAAGGGTTTGATAAGCTAAAGATCCAGATTAAAAAACTGGATGACAAGATGACCAGACGTGAAGTCTTAAAGATTCAGCGTAAACTGGCCACACCTTTAGTTCGTGCTTATCGAGATGCTTTGCCACAAAGTAACAGAACAACACAGCGTTTTGGGTCTACTTATCCCCCCGGAAACCTTAAAAAGTCTGTTAGTAAAGAAACTGTACCAGGTAGAAAAGTAGGTGGGAATCCGCAAATAGTGGTAAGACCTTCTACCAAAGGTAAAAAAGGCGGTTATTATAGGCATATGGTCGTGGCCAAAGGAACTGAGATTGGATCTACTAGACGTGGATCTCGTGAAGGAATCAATACGGTAGTGAGCGATGCTAGAGATAGAATTTATGGAAGCAGAGAATCTACGCTCACAGCTAAATACGAAAAGCAAGTCACAAAGTTCGTGCAAAAACAAATCGATAAACTCAGCAAATCATGATAAACAAAGCAGCAAAACATGTAAATACCGTAATGCAGTTGCTTGCTATTAAAGCAGTGATTGATGCTGATGTGTTTTGGGATATGGCGAATCAGGAACAGAAGGTTCCTTTTGCAAACTTTAAAATTACAAATCAAGGCTATATCACAAAAAATAAGCTTTCGCAGTATGCAGTAGAAATCTTTGTTTATAATAAATCCCTAAATGCTGCAACTATTATCGCTGACACTATTATAGAAGCGATAGATGAATCTGAATACAAATGGAAGTTTCGCGGAAGTGAATCTGGCTACAATTATACCGATGGCCGTGAAGCCCTTTGTACACTTAATTATGAATTTAAACTTTAAAACCTAGAAATTATGGCCGGAGAAAAAGTAATTGATGGCAATCTAAGACTTACACTAGATGAGAAAACAGTTTATCATGCTACAGAATGTAGCCTGACTGTCAACCGAGAGATCCGTGAGCGATCTACAAAAGATACTGATGGTATCGAAAGAGCAAAAGGACAAAAGTCCTGGACTGCTTCTGCTTCTGCACTTGCTGTGTATGCGAGTGATGGTACACAAACGCATGACTTTGGGGCTTTATTTGACCTATACGACAATGATGTAGACGAAAATGTGTCTATTGAATTTGTACCCACTGAGGGTGATGCTACCTTTATGTTTGAAGGGGAATGTATTATAGAGTCGCTGGAAATGAACGCAGCTGTAGAAGAAGATGGAACAGCTTCTATTTCTCTACAAGGTTCTACCAAGTTGAGAAAAGTAACTTTACCAATAACATAGGCCTATGAAGACTATAAACATAGCGGGTACGAGTTATCCGCTTAAATATGGTTACGGTGCCTTTAGACTGCTAGGTGAATACTGGAACCAGAAAGGCATCCAGGGTGTGATTAAAGTCTTTAATGAAAGCTTTGCCAATATGGACAAAGAGCAAGAATTTGACGCACTCAATAAGATTGGCGACCTTGTAAACGCTGGTATTGAAAACGCAGGTGGAGAAACTATAGAAAGAGATGAGATTTTGCAGGAAGTCATGTTTAAAGATGCGGAAAAACTGCAAATCGTCATGGATGAATTTGTAAAATCTATTCCTGGAGCAGAAAACGGAAAAAAAAAGGTGAGCCAGAAGAAACCTCCCAGAACAAAAGCCAAAAAGAAATAACCTGGGATGAACTGGAAGAAATTGCGCTGGGTATATTACAAATGTCTGAGGATGAATTTTATCAGACAACTCCTAGAGCCTTTGCAAACAAAATAAAAGGATTTGAACGGTATGAAGAAACGCAGGTAAGAGAACGCTGGGAGATGCATCGGGAACTGGTAGTAACCGTGCTCACTCCACATCTGGAAAAAAAGTATAAAAAGAAATCTCTTAAAGAAATGTACCCACTGAAATGGGATTTACAACCCAAAACCATTACAGCTAAAACACCAAAAGACTACTGGTCACAGATTGATAAGAAAAAAGGAAAGTGATTACATTTTATTTTCATGGTTAGTTTGTTTTCTTTTTTGTTTGTTAGGAAAAGCCCCTTTTACGAGGGGTTTTTTTTGTGCTTTAAAGTGAACAATGTTGGAGTATAAAAATGAGTTGTTCTTCTACTTTTGGGAGATACTGAAACGCAGTCCATGAGCAGTTTAGCTAAGATTTCTATACGATTTAATGCTGACTTAAAGCAGTTTTCTTCTCAGATGCAGAATGTGCAAAGGACCCTAAAGTCTACTGGAAAAAAAATGACGAGTGTAGGTAAAAACCTTACTATGGGGCTTACTGCTCCCATTTTAGGCCTTGGCACCATTGCCATAAAAACCTTTGCAAATTTTGAGCAGTCCATGGCTAAGGTTGCTGCTATTTCTGGAGCTACTGCAGAACAACTTACAGCATTAAGACAAAATGCAGAAGATCTAGGATCTGCTACACGTTTTGCAGCTACAGATGTTGCTGGACTTCAGTTAGAATTTTCAAAACTAGGATTCGATCCTTCCCAAATATTAGATGCCACAGAAGCTACACTGGCACTTGCGCAAGCTTCTGGTGAAGATCTAGCACAGTCTGCAATTGTCGCAGCATCTACAGTGCAAGGTTTTGGTTTACAGGCAAGCGAAACAGGACGTGTTGTGGATGTTATGGCGAAGTCCTTTTCTAGTTCTGCTTTAGACCTTACCAAATTCCAAACTGCTATGGCTACTGTAGCACCGGTTGCTAAATCTGCAGGGCAAAGTATAGAGACTACTACAGGAATGCTTGCCGTATTAACCAATAATGGTCTAGATGCAAGTACTGCAGGAACTGGCTTAAGAAATATCTTTCTAGATATTGCTAAGGCTGGTCTTACTATGGAAGAAGCTTTGGATATGATTAATACCAGCACAAATAAGAATGTGACTGCTATGGATTTATTTGGAAAACGTGGTGCTACAGTTGCCACGGTCTTAGCTGAAAACCAAGAGGCAGCCAAAGGCTTCACAAAAGAATTTGAAAACGCTGCTGGGTCTGCAAAAGCAATGGCAGCTATAATGGATAACACTCTAGAAGGTAGCTTTCTGAGGTTAAAATCTGCTGCAGAATCTGCTTTTATTTCTATAGGAACAGTGTTGGCTCCTGTAGTTAGAAAAGTTGCTGACTTTGTTGCTAATGTTATTGCAAAATTTAAAGAGCTATCTCCTAGCATTCAAAAAACAATTGTAGTTATAGCTGGTTTAGCTGCAGCTATTGGGCCTGTATTAATTGCTTTAGGCTTTTTAATGACCACCGTTATACCCGGATTGATTGCTGCCTTTGGTGCACTGTCTGCTCCTATTCTGGCAATTGTTGCAGCTATAGTCGCTGTAGGAGTAGCTATTTATAAGCACTGGGAACCAATTAAGAAAACAGTACTGGACATTGCCAATTACTTTATAGATCTGTATAATGAATCTGTCATTGTACGTGTGGGTGTAGAAGCAATAGCACTACAGTTTAAAATCTTATTCCAGGCAGCAAAGCTAGTCTTTAATGGCTTGGGAACGCTTATATCGGGATGGTGGACACAAACAAAAGCTACATTCTCACTATTTGGTGAAGCCTTTAAGGCCATCATCACTGGAAACTTCTCACAACTGCCTGAGATTTTGGGTAAGAATCTGGCAAAAACACAAAAGAACTTTAAAAAGACTTTAGGTCAACTCAGTAGTGATGTAGATAACTTTAAAGTCGGTCTGCAGGAAAGCATTAGTGATTCTCTAGACAACATCGCTGGTCGTAAGAAACTAGAATTGTCTGCAGATGTTACTGTCGATAACGTCAAAGTTTCTGAGCAGGCCTCTGGACAACTTAGCGCTGGTTTATCTGGTCAAGGTTCTGGTGGTCGTGCTCAGGTGCAAAGTGCATCAACTTTAGAAACTCAAGGCGCAGAAAGTATTGGAAACATTAGTAGTGATCTAATATCAGAAGACGATCTCATTCAGATGTCAGCCTTTAATGAACAACTTCTCTTATTAAGAGAACGAGCACAAATCGTAGGTTCGGAAGTAGGTGCCGCTTTTGAAGGAATGAGTAGTAGAATGATAGCTAGCTTAGAGTTAGCAGATAGTGGGTTTCAAGGGTTTGTAAAAAACATGGCTTCTACCATTATGAAGCTTATTAGTATGCTATTAAGTAATGCAATAGCAAATGCAGTTGCTGGTGCTACACAATCTGCTGTAGGTACAGGACCTGCTGCAGTATTTACACAGCCAGCTTTTATAGCTACAGCTGTGGGTGGTGTTTTGGCAGCTTTTGCTTCCATACCAAAATTTGCAGATGGTGGTATTGTAGGTGGTCCAACGATAGGTATGATGGGGGAATATGCCGGAGCTCGGTCAAATCCAGAAGTAATCGCTCCGTTGGATAAGCTAAAAACTATGTTAGGTGACAGTGTTGGTGGGGATATGAGATCCATACGAGTAGAAGGAAAAATAAAAGGACAGGACATCATCTTGCAGAACGCAAGAGCAACCAATTATAGAAATAGACGTGGCTAATTACGAAATACACATACAGGATGTTGATAATGTGGAAGATGATCTCATCTTGCATTATGCAGAGCGTGATGCGATTGAGCTTAACTGGCTTGGTGGTGACTCTAAGACACAGCCTATTGTGGGTAGTGAGCTTAACTTTTCTTTGGAAGCTGGTGAAGCAGAAGATGCAACCTTTATAGAACTATTTACACTCGACGAAAAGAAATGGCTGGTAACTTTAAGAATATCAGAAAATCAAAATATAGTCTGGCAGGGTTACGTGCTGCCAGAATCTTATCGTGAGCCCTACAGAAATTCTATTTTCTATGTGCAAGTCTCTGCGGTGGATGGCTTAGGATTGCTTAAAGGAGTAAAGCTACCGGATAGCTTTTACAACGATGAGAAAACAGTCATGCAAGTGCTGTGTGAAATCTTAAAGCTTACTAAGGTAGATCTCGAGCTGTTCTTTTCTCCTGCTATTTTAAATGCAAACGAGCCAGACTGGAATAAAATCTTTGTCGATACACTGCTCTGGGACAAACAGAAAGACAATGCCTATGAGTTGCTTAAGGACCTTATGGAATCTATGCGGTGCCAGGTCTTCCAGTGTGAGGGCAGATGGTATATAGAGGGCTTTAATAAGAAACAGTTGCTTAATGTCACTTATGAAGTCTACGAAATGAATGGTACTTACTTAAGAACGCAAAGCATAGAAAAAACGATTAAGCAAATACCATTACTAGCTACACCAGAAGTGAGTATGGTGCCTGGTATAAAAGAAGCGGTCGTCACTTACGAGCGTAATCCTATGGAGTTTCCAAAAGATAACATACAGGAAACCAATAGACCTTGGGTTGTTTATTCTGGACAGGTAGATAATTTGTGGTTGGCAAAACACTGGAACTACAAGGATGAATTTCTTAAGATCTATCCACCAGAAAGCAAAATGGTGTACAGGAGATTTGATCTGGATGACGACATCGATACCAACAGATTTATTACGACTAGAGATAAATACTTTGTACGTAAAAACGCGACTATTAAAATCAATCTTGGTGTTAAAGTCTTTTTGGCAGATGATATACCAGAAGATGTCTTAACAGATGCCATGATAAGAACTTGGCAGAATAGACAAATATATGAAGTGCGACTAGATGGTGATGTAATAATCACAAATCTAAATGTAAGCAAAAACGATCCTGCCTATCTGGTCTATGATAATGATGGTACTGCAGAAGTAGAGCTATTTGTAAGACCGGAAAAGGATGGCTTGCTGGATCTTAAGTTCTACGAGCCTACCGGTAACTTTGTGACCACACGTTACAGAGGTACTCAGTTTGAAGAGCTGACTATTGAGGTGGTGCCAGAAGTAAAAGAAGAAGTCTACACGGTAGAAAATACAGATTTGGGATCTAATGTCTCAGACTTTACTATTCGATTTGGAGATGACCCTACCCTATTTACAGAAGCGTTTTATCTGCAAAGGACCAGACAACTAAGCACGATCCCCAAACGCTTTTGGTTTGAAGTGTTTTTCTACAAGGTAGAAAATGGAGTGACTTATGCCATTATTCCTTTGCGTGTTGCAGTTCTGGCTTATCGTTTAAGGTTTGAATCTTTTAAAGCTCTGCACGTTGCAAATGGTAGTACCACGACTGGGCAGGTGTTAGATGGCAATACTGTAGTTTTTAATTATGAAGATGGTGAAGGCTCTGCGATTGAAGTGCCTTCTGAATTTACTACAGGACATATACTCATTAATATTCCTAACTACATAGAGGAGACACAGAGCAGGCTTAAAAACACACAGTGGACTGATGCTCTTATAGGTGTACAGAAAGAGCGATACGGGCAAATTGTAGGCGAAATTGAAAAGAAAATCTATGAAACACCACACTTCACTTTTGAAGGTTCAACAGACCGACCACTGAAGTTTAATGATATTATAAAGTATAAGTATTTTAATGAGCAGCGGTTTTTTAGTCCTAGTAACTTAAGTTGGAGACCCGATGGCAACACATCAGATTTCTTACTAAATGAATTACTGTATCAGGGAGTCAATTCAGAATTGATACCACCATTTGTAGATGCTGGTGATGATATAATTATAGGCATAAATGATTCCGTATCTTTTTTAAGTGCTGTGGCCAGCGCACCCTCTGGAACTATAGAAGATGTGCAGTGGACCATTATACAGGCAGATGATACTATTAATATCATAAATCCATCTAATTTAGATACAGAAGTAGATTCACTAGATACAGATTTTTACACTTTTAGAGTAACTGTAACCGATTCTAATGGCTTAACGGCCTTTGATGAAGTAAATGTAATAAGAGTTGCAGAAGCTTTGCTGGTGTTTACTGAAACGGAAAGAATACAGGATGAAAGTGAAGATGGTTACTTCATGACTGAAATTTTTGAATACCAGCTGGAAATAAATCCAGATTTTGAAACTGGTGAACGTGTGACTTTACTCTTTAATGCCCTTATAGATTTATTTACTAACAATGTTAATCAACCTGGTAATATAAGTGCCAGAATAAAGATTACAAAAAATGGCACCGATGTCTTTGATTTTGATTTCACGCAGTCTGATATGGTAGATGGAGACCTTGCATTTGTAAGTGATGAAGCTCAGTTAAGTCTGGACTGGAATGATACAGTAGTAGTAAGAATCTCCACCAGGGCAGAAATATTTAATTCTATTAATAATGAAACTGCTGGAAGTATAGCCAGATTTCAAGTGAACAGTAACACATCTAATAGTAATATAACATTAACAAATCTGCCTATAACAGAGCAGTCTAGATCTGATGTATTCTCATGAGTTTAAATAAAAAAATATGGTTTGGTGATAATTATACTACTGACATTAACGGTGGAATAATTGTATTGCCACCAGAAGATCTGCAGTTTTTCACCTTTGATTCTACTGCTATAACATTTGACAGTACTATAGAAACCTTTGATTACGATAACTGATGGCTATACAAAACATAAATAGAGGAACATCTGCAAACGATGGCACAGGGGATTCTGCCAGAGATGCAGCACAAAAGATAAATGCAAACTTTGAATATCTGCTTAATGCGGAATCACGTTTTAAAACTGTGCTGGGTGCAGAGTTGGGAACTAATGTAGCAGAAGATGCTGCAGTAGAAATAAATGCGTTTGCGCCTTTCACCTTTGCATTTTCTAATCTGGGATACATTAAATACATTGAATTTGATAATGGTAATATTAATAATATTTACTTTTTTAAGCTTACCAATGTAGCAGGAAATCAAACTTTTGGGGATTCACCTGGTGCTTTTGAATTAACTGCTTTAAATCTTTTTTTAACTGGCCAGAAATTAAAATCTGTAGAAGATTTTGAAGAGCTGAATACTACAATTACCGAAGATTTTGGTGATATAGGCACTACCAGTTTGATAGATTATGTAAACGGCTTAACACCAGCTTTATCCATACAGGCTACCAGCGTGGGTGCTACCATCTTAAAAGCTATTGTGTCTGGCCAGACTGTAAGCTTTTTATTTAAAGGAACAGCAGGTGATTATGGATCTGGTGAATTACAGTTAGAAGAAAGTGATCTAGAATCTTTGAATGAGACTACAAATGTATCTGTGCCTATAGATACAATCCTTAGTTCCACATCTAGTAATCCTGTAGAAAATAGAGTGGTTAAAGCTGCACTAGACACAAAACAAGCCACCAAAGAAAACAAAACAGTCACAGCATCTAGTTATATTCTATTAGCTACCGATGTAGATAAGTTCTTAATCTTCTCTAATGCGTGTACGGTTGTAGTACCTAACGGACTAGCTGCTAACTTAGAATTTCAAGGCAAGCAAGGAGGCACAGGACAAATAACTTTCTCAGCAGAATCAGGTGGAACTCTAAACGTGCCTTCGGTATTTCTAGCAGAAACAGCAGAACAACATTGCTTTTTTGGAATACGAACCGATGGAGGCGATGTAAGTACAATTTTAGGAACTTTAAAATTAGCATAATATGAACATGGGAATTATAGCAGCGAGTAGATTAATGGAATCCATAGAAAAAGTGCAATTAATTGGTGATGATTTAGGTGGCGCCATCGGTAAATATGTAAATATAGAATTAGCGGATAATGGTAAATTATATGCTGCACCCCGTATTGCTTCAAAAGTTTTAGAAATTGATCCATTTACAGGAGAAACAACTTTAATTGGTGATGATTTAGGTAGCGGTGATAAATATAGGTCTTTACAAAAAGCTAATAATGGTAAATTATATGCTGCTCCTTATAATGCTGCAAAAGTTTTAGAAATTAATCCATCTACAGGAACAACAACCTTAATTGGTGATGATTTAGGGAGCGGTGGTAGTAAATATTATGCATCTAGTTTAGCTAGTAATGGTAATATTTATGCTTCACCTTTTAGTGCTTTAAAGGTTTTAGAGATAGACCCATCCACAGGAACAACAACTTTAATTGGTAATGATTTAGGTAACGTAGCAGCTAAATATCTAAATATAATAAGTTCTAGCAATGATAAATTATATGCTGCTCCTTTTAGGGCCTCAAAAGTTTTAGAAATTGATCCATCTACAGGAACAACAACTTTAATTGGAGCTGATTTAAATGGAAACGATGAATATGTAAATATAGAATTAGCAAGCAACGGTAAAATATATGCTGCACCAAATGCTGCTTCAAAAGTTTTAGAAATTGATCCATCTACAGGAACAACAACCTTAATTGGTGATGATTTAGGGAGCGGTGGTAGTAAATATAGGTCTTTACAAAAAGCTAATAATGGTAAATTATATGCTGCTCCTTTTAATGCTGCAAAAGTTTTAGAAATTGATCCATCTACAGGAACAACAACCTTAATTGGTGATGATTTAGGTGGCGCCATCGGTAAATATGTAAATATAGAATTAGCGGATAATGATAAATTATATGCTGCACCAAATGCTGCTTCAAAAGTTTTAGAAATTGATCCATCTACAGGAACAACAACCTTAATTGGTGATGATTTAGGTAGCGGTGGTAGTAAATATAGAATTTTAAAAAAAGCAAGCAACGGTAAAATATATGCTGCCCCTTTTAGTGCTTCAAGAGTTTTAGAAATTAATCCTTAAATATAAATAATGAAACTTACAACAATACAAAACATCACTAACGAGCAATGGAAGCAACAAGCAGAACGATTTTCTAGCATTGCAGATGCGGTTAACTCATTAACGTTTCCAAAAAAAGACGTTAACGAAATGCCTGCAACTATAGAAATGACTGTAGTACAACCGCTATCACAAGGATTTAAGGGGCGTGTTGTTTATACGCAACAATTTGAAAAGCTTATAGAAACACAAAGTGAAATCTATGACCAAGATGAAAATCCAACAGGAGAATACGAAACCATCACAACTGCAGTTATAAAAAAACACGTCGTTGTGGATTACTATGAAACTATCCCTAGAGACATGGCTAACGTAATGTTTGATCAGCTTATAGGTAGTGTTCCGAGTGAAATTACTGACTACCTAGATATCCAAGACTGGTGCATAGAGCAAGCCTTTATACAGCAAGTTGTTTCAAGAGATACATTCGGAGGATTACGGGCTTCAGATTATACACTATCAAAATAAAATGAAAACACTCAGCTACATATTATTACTTTTACCTTTTATAAGCTTATCACAGGGCATAAGTCTAAACGTTTCACAAGACGCAAGGTTGGCACTTGTAGGAGATGAAAGAGGTAATGGAGCCTTTACAACTAATGTTAATCTTGCTGCCGAATTTAGAGAATGGCAAAAAGGAAGTTCTTATTTTTTGATGCGACCTGAGATAGAGTATGCAGATTTACAAGGTGGCGAGCTTTACAGAATGACAGCAAATTTTGGTTACACCTTCAATAAGTGGGTTAAGAATGTTGACTTCACCGCTACGGTTGGAGGTGGTATGCTTATAAGGCATGAGTTATCAGGCTTACACACACAAGCCAATCTGCAAACCACTTGGTATTTTACAAAAGGCATTGGATTATTTCTTGACTCGGAATTTGTACAAAGGCGAGATTTGCCTAATAAATTCATTGGATATTCTGGAAAAATTGGAATAAAAATAATATTAAAATGATTACACTTAACACAATTAATTCCTTACAAAAAGAATATAGCATAATCTCAAAGACAAAAGTAAGGGGAAACAATTCTAGACCGCAATACAGACTAGATGTTGAACTTGATGTTATGTTAAGCAATGGAGATAAGATATTTATCCCCAAAGGTTTTACATGGGATTTATCGAGTGTACCACGGTTGTTTTGGTGGGTGTTTGCACCAGATGGTGATTTTGAATTAGCT